TGCAATGGACGTTACAGGCGTTTTAAAGGACATTACGCCAACTGGATTCACAACTGGCTTTGTTGATGCCACCAGCACCACAGGCTATGGTCAAAATCTATATGGCGAATATGCCTATGGTGTACCAAGGCCAGACCTTGGATCCGCAAACATAGCCACAACTTGGAGCCTTGACACTTGGGGAGAATATTTGGTAGCTTGCTCAGACTTTGACGGCAAGATTTACGAGTGGACTTTGGGTTTTGTAACTCCAACACTGGCGGCAGTTATCACAAACGCACCAACTGGCAACGAGGCTATTTTAGTGACTGCTGAGAGATTCCTGTTTGCGCTTGGCGCTGGCGGCAACCCTCGAAAAGTTCAGTGGTGCGATCAAGAAGACAACACGCTTTGGACACCGGCATCAACCAATTTAGCTGGCGATTATGAGTTAACGACTTCTGGCACTCTGATGGCTGGCAAGAGGGTCAAGGGCATCAACTTGTTGTTTACCGATGTTGATGTACATACGGCGCAGTACGTTGGTGCGCCATTCGTTTATGGCTTTGAAAAAGCTGGCTCTGGTTGTGGTTTGATCTCTACTCAATCAGTGGCGGCCATTGATACTGCGGCGATCTGGATGAGCAAGAGTGGCTTCTTTATATATGACGGCTACGTCAAGCCATTGCCCTGCGATGTATCGGACTACGTTTTCAACAACATCAACTTGGATCAGCGATCAAAGGTGGTTGCGGTTCATAACTCCAAGTTTGGTGAGATTTGGTGGTTCTATCCAAGCAATGCAGGACTTGAGAATGATTCGTATGTAACCTACAACTACCGCGAAGGCCATTGGAGCATTGGGACATTGTCTCGTTTGGCAGGCACTGACGCTGGCGTGTTTACGCTTCCCCTGATGGTTGATGCTGACGGCGAAGTCTATGAGCATGAAGTGGGTTTCGACTATGACAGCGCAGTGCTTTTCGCCGAGTCTGGACCTTTGGAAATTGGCAATGGCGACAATGTGTTTAGTATTCGCCAAGTCATTCCCGATGAGCAAACCTTGGGTGAGGCGACAGTGTCGTTTAAGACTAGACTCTTTCCTACAGGTACAGAGTCAACCTTTGGGCCATTTACGGCGGCTAACCCCACTAGCGTGAGGTTCTCAGGCCGTCAATTCAACATGGTGGTGACAGGTGATGTGCTGGCAGACTGGAGAATTGGCGTGATGCGACTAGACATTGTTGCCATGGGTAAGAGATAAAATTTAAGGTATTAAGGGGATAAAAAATGTTTGATATGCTCAGTGGTCAATATAAAAATCTAGCGTCAAAGGGTAGATATGGTGACACCATGCTTGCCCACGTTAACCCCGAAGAGGCGGCAATGTTGCAGTCTATGGGTGGCGCTGGAACTATCAATCCTAAAACTGGGTTGCCTGAGTTTTTCTATCATACTGGTAATTATTATGCTTATGGTATGCCACAAGCTACGGCTGATATGCTGCCATCATTAGGACAAGCGTTAAACCCTGAAGCCGCGCAAGCCGCCTCTCAACTGCTAACTAAAATTACAGTTCCAGAAGAGCGTGGTTTTGGTATGGGTGGCGTAAGACCAGCATACGAGAAGGTCAATTCAGAATTTGACCAATATGCAAATAAACAATTTGGCGGCATGGGTGTTGTCAATGTTACAGGCTACTCAGTACCCACTGAACAAACATTTGCGGGTAAGCCACTTGTTGCCCAATATGACCCAAAAGGTAATTTTCAACATTTTGCAATTGCTGGCGGCGATGTTTTATACCCTGATCCAAATCAACCAAACATAGCTTCTTCACCGAAAATAAATGCAAAAGGAGAGATTGTTGATTATGGAGTTTTTGATGTAAGTCAACAGGATGATGGAGGATTTGGTAGCTTTATAGGTGGGCTATTAGAAGACTTTGGCCCAATGATTTTGGCGGGTATAGGTGCAAATCTTCTTGGTCCTGCCATTGCTGGTGCGGCTGGCGGTGGTGCTGCCGCACTCAGCCCCTATGCGGCGCAAGCGGCTGGTGCTTATGGTGGCAGTGCGGCGGCTGCGGCGGCGGCTGCCGCTGGAAGCCTTACAGGAATTCAAGCGGCAAGTGCGGCTCAGAATGCATTGACGGCAGAGGCATTGGCAAGGACTGGCATAACCTATGGAGGTAATGTCACTCCTGCTGATATTCCTACTACTACTCCTACAGAAGCGCCTACTACTACTCCCGCAGAAGCTCCTGTGACTCCTCCTCCAGAAGCTCCTGTTACGCCACCTCCAGAAGTTCCTGTGGCTCCTCCTGTTTTGCCTGCGGCTGACATAGCGGCATCAAATGCTTTAGCTGCGGCCAATATTTCTAATGGTCTTACTACTGATGCTGTTACTAGAGCTGCTGCGGCTGCCGCTAGTAGTTTTCCAGACTTAAGTTCTTTAGGCAAAGCAGGTTCTGCAATCTTAGACTTCGCAAAGGCTAATCCAAGTATTGCAGGATCATTGCTTGGTGCAGTGACAAGTGCTATTGGCGGTGCAAATGCACCCAAAGAACAAACCACCACATCAAGCATCGATCCTCAGATCAAGGCCGAATACTTAGCTAACCTTGAAAGAGCCAAGACAACGGCGGCTGGCTTAGAGGCGAGACAGATAGCGCAGCCTGGTCAGTTGTACAACGATGCAGAGAGCAAGCTCTACAACCTCGGTATGACCCCATTTGGCGAGGCTGATATTGCAAAGTTCTTTAACCCTTACGAAAATCAAGTGGTGCAAGGTGCTTTGGGCGACATTGAGCGTACACGCTTGATGCAGGAGCAGGCAAACAGAGATCAGGCGACTAGGGCTAGAGCGTTTGGCGGTTCACGCCAAGCTGTTGTCTCAGGAATGACCAACGAGGCGGCATTGCGCCAAGCGGCCAACACCAGCGCACAGTTGCGCTCTGCTGGCTACACGCAAGCCGCCAACCTTGGACTGCAGGCGCGTCCCATGGACATGACAGGCTTACAGACTTCATTAGGTCTTGGCACTACACGCACTGCGCTGGAGCAGGCAAGACTTGATGCGTTGCGTAACTTGGGTACTGAGCGTTTGGGGATTACCAGCGCCGCATTGGGTATGAATATTCCCAACTTGGGTAGCTCAAGCAGTCAACCCTTGTACAACAACACTGCCGGTAATTTGCTCTCAGGTGGACTGACTGGCGCATACATTGGCTCACTGCTTGGAAAGGCATAAATCATGACGACATTAGAAGAATATTTTGCGTCTGCGAATATACCGCCAAACTACGCACCGCTTCCCATCAGAGGAGGTGGTCAGGATAGAGCATTCACAGGCTTACTCGGTGACATCTTTGGCGGTGGCGGTGGTGCTACTGGCTTGGAAGAGTATTTAACTGCGGCTCAGACTGGTCAGATGAATCGTCAGGCTCTGCTGCAAGCAGCCATTGCCGCGTCACAGGCAAGCGCACCCAGCACCACACCTCGCAGCTTCATGCAGATTCTTGGCGCCGGACTCGCAGGTGGTCAGCAGGGGTATCAGCAGGCGCAGCAGGGGGCTATGGCTCAGTTGATGACAAAGATGAAGCTGGATGAGGCAAGACGCGCACAGCAAGCTCAGTTGGCGTATCAAAACCTTTTAATGGGTCAGCCTACAGTTGGCGCTGAGATCACACCACAGCAGGCTATATCAGCGCCTGGTATGCCGCTTGGTCCAACAGTAGAACGTGCCGCCATGATTGGTCAGCCTGCGCCTAGCGTTGCACCAAGTGGGATGTCAAATTTGACACGCGAGCAGCGTTTGATGCTGTCTGCATTGCCTGCCGAAAAGGGCATACCTGAGATGTTGAAGCTGACTCAGCCAAGCGAAAAGGTAAAGTTGCTGGCTGAACTTAATATGCAACCAACTTTGGCAAACTTGCGTCTGCTTGATAAGCCAGAGGCTGATCCTGAGAAGATCAGATATTTAAATGCATTGAATCTTCCTATCACTCTTGATAATTTTAGAAAACTTGATAAGCCAGAGGCTTTACCAAGTGAGATTCAAATTCTTCAAGCTACAAATACACCAGTCACATTTGAGAATGTCCAAACTCTGCGTAGGTCAAGCGCTACCAATGTGATTCAAAATGCAGAAAAACAAGGAGTTACGCTTGCCACTACACAGGCAATCAAAAACCTTGATGAATCTCGCATGATGGCTCAATCTGCCAATTCAACACTTTCAAATATTGATCGCATATTGCCTGCGCTTGATACGGCAATTCTTGGACCCGCAGCAGATACAAGGACAACTCTGCTAAGAATTGGTAAGCAATTGAATATTAGTGGGGCTAATGCCGATCAAATTCTTAGGAGTACCGCCACTGTTGTACAAGGGCTTGCACAGCAAGAACTTGATGCCGCAGCTCAGATGCGTGGACAAGGCGCATTAACTGAGGGCGAAAGAGCAATCTTGCGCCGCGCTGCTGGTGGAGATCAAAGTCTGACGTCAGGAGAGTTGCAGCAAGGTCTTATGGCGGCACAGCGATCTGCAAGGGTAAGAATTGCGTCACATCAGGATTTATTGAATAAGGCTACAACAGCTATTCCAAGTCTCTCTACCATTGCACCAATGTATGAGGTTCAACCATATGGCGCACCAGCACCAAATGCCTTGCAAAATGCTATTCAGCAAGAGATAGATAAACGTAAATCCTCTGGGGGAAGACGATGAGCGATGGACTAGGCCAATTCAGTATGGACGAATTAGAGGCCATCCAAAAGGGTGACTTCTCTAAATTGTCAATAGAGAAACTTGAGGCTTTGAAGCAAGTTGCTGGAGGCTTGCCGACTCAAGAGCAAGCGCCAAGGCAAATAGCGCCAATTCCTGTCTCTATACAACCTCCAGCGCCTACTCAGCGTTTACGCTCCATTGCTCAAGGAGCTACTTTTACTGGTGCTGATGAGGCCGAGGCTTATCTAAGATCGATGGCCGGTGAAAACTACGAATCTGCACTTGCTGACATCAGGTCAAAGACAAAGGCTTTTCAAAAAGAAGCACCATTAGAGTCTCTTGGATATGAGGCTTTGGGCGGTTTGCTTACAGCAGGAGCAACCACTTTGGCTAGTGGCGGTACGGCTGCGCCAGCGACCATACCGCAAGCGGCAATGTCAATTGCGCCTGTTATCAGGGGATTGGCCGCAACATCTGCGCTTGGTGGCTCATATGGCGGTTTAACAGGATTCTTATCTGGCGAGGGTGATATATATGAACGCATCTCTAAAGTGCCAGGCGGCACTCTAACAGGCGCTGTCGTTGCGCCATTTGTAAAGACTGCTATCACAGGTACTGGAATGCTTGTTGACAAGGTTACAGACTTTGCACGCCGTCTTGCTGGTGGGCGTGGCGCAAAGGTAGTTGAGACTGAGTTACAGCGCTTGGCGGGTGACACTGGACTCACTACAGATGAGATCATTGATCGCATTGCTCGCGGTGAGATCATGGCTGAGAATGCCACACTAGCGTCTGCTGTACGACTTTTATATTCTCAAGGTGGTAAGGCATCAACCACACTCATGTCATCTCTTACGCGCCGTCCAGAGCAGTTACGCACTGAGGTTTTGACTGACGTACAAAAGAAGCTCTATAACGAACTTGATCCTAGCTTTGTTGGTCCAAGAATGAGTAGCGAGAATGTATTGCGTAGATTCAGATTGTCTGATGAGGCCACAAAGGAAGTTGAAAAAGAAGCATACAAAAATGCTTTTGGCACTGGCGGTGTAATTGATGCCGATCTGCTAAAAAGTGTGACTGATGCACTGAAAAGATCGCCACAATCTGTAAAAAATATCAATGAAGTCTATGTAGCTGAGACTGGTAAAAAGCCATTCTTTACATTTGATAAGAATGGTAATGTTGCATTTAGTAGACCGCCAACCTTAGAAGATGCTGAGATTATTCGCAGGGGCATCCAAACGTCAGTTGATGAGGCTTACACAGCAGGCCGTGGGCGGGTTGGTGAGTCTCTTAAAGGAGTTGAGGGTGCATTGCGTGCTTCTATTGATAAATCATCAACAGCATTGGCTGATACAAGGGTGCAAGCATACACACGCCGTACTGCAAAAGAAGCGTTTGATGAAGGACGTACAGTATTTAATAAAACTCCCGATGAGGTTGCTATTCTTACTGAGGAATTGTCGCAAAAGCCTGGTGCTTTGGCCGCATTTCGAGCAGGCACAATGGATGCCATTCGCAACCGCATGACAAGTGGAACTCGCACATCAATGATGGGAAAAATGTCAGATGAGAATACCAAAGAGGGTTTGATCTTGCGGACTATTTATCCTCAAGATGAATTGCCTGGCATCTTGCAACGCATCAATACAGCAGCTCAGTCGCAAGCAGCTAAGAGCTACATCATTGGCGGTTCTCCAACTGCGCCAACCTTGTTGCAGGCTGCTCGACAAGGGTCAAATATATCTGCTGAAGAAATTGCAAATGTGATGACGGCAAATCCTATAACCATGGCTACATCAGCAGTTAATATTCTGAAAAAGGTTGCCTTTGAAAAGAATAAAAACTTGACTGACTCTCAACGTGACATGGTTGCCAAGATACTTGTATCGGAAAACCCTGACTTGGTACGCCGAGCTTTAGTTGACCAAAGTGCTTTTGCGTTATTGCAGCAAAAGATTAACGACTTTGCGCGTTTTGCCGGTAAAACTGTGCCTTACAGTTTGACTGGTGTAACGGCAGGCAGACTGCCAGGCGCATTCCAGCAAGAACAATAAATCATGGCAACAAGTTACTTCCAAGACCCCTTTGGCGCGGCAGACTACTCGGCAGAGGGTACTCGCGGATTGCTGGACTTCTTGCGAGATAAGTATCCAAGGATTTATGGTGCTGGCTCTGGCTTGTTGCAAAACACGCCATACGACACCGCTGATGCATACAGTGTATTTGACCCGAGAAGACAGGCCGCATTTGATGCTGCACAAGTTGCATTTCCCGCGGGCTTGGCGCTTGACTTAGTGCCAGGCGTGCGTGCGTTGAAGCAGCCAGCAATGCAATTAGGTAAGGCTGGTGAGAGGCTT